AAGGATTCTCAGGCAAGAAGACACAATTGGGTGTCAAGATGTCTAAGACCGTAAAGAAGATTGGATCTCTAAATTTAAAAGCATTAATTGAAGACGACAAGTTACTTGTATCTGATCTAGATGTAATCAGTGAGTTAACTACATTCATTCAAAAGTCTGGTTCATTTGAGGCGGAAGAAGGTTGTAATGATGACCTTGCAATGTGTCTTGTTATCTTTGCCTGGTTGGTTCAGCAAGACTACTTTAAAGAAATGACGGACAATGATGTTCGTAAAAAAATATATGAAGACCAAAGAGATCAAATCGAAGCCGACATGGCACCATTTGGATTTATCAGTGATGGTTTAGACGATGAAGGAACAATTATAGAAAATGATGGAACAATATGGAAGACGGATGAATATGGTGACATGTCATACATGTGGGAGTATCACTGATGACTTTTGAAGAGTCATTTGAATTAGAACATTTATTTCTCAATGAAAGGAAATGTAGAGCTTGCGGACTAACTAAAAATTTGTTGAATGATTTTTACTTAACTAGAAAAGATCGAGGCACTTTGCCTTCTGCATACTCATATGAGTGTAAACAATGTACAAAAAAAAGAATACTCAATGCAAGAAAAACGGACACTAACAGGTGGGAATATCCTGACTGGTAAACTGTTCATGCATTGTTTCCCCATTTGAAGCATCCAAATTTCTAAATAGTTTCAGTCATATGAATCTTCTTTAGAGGGGAAAGACATGTCGCTAAACTTAGTATCACCAGGCGTAAAAGTTAGAGAAGTTGATCTTACTGTAGGCAGAATTGATGCAGTAAACGATCAGGTGGGAGCAATTGCAGGTCCTTTTGCCAGAGGTCCAATCGGAGTACCTGTACTGGTGGAAACAGAACAAGACCTTCTTAACACCTTCGGTAAACCACAAAATACCGATGGTCAATATGAATATTGGATGAGTGCATCCTCTTACCTTTCTTATGGTGGAACACTAAGAGTCATCAGAACAGATGACGATAACCTGGTCAACGCACATACGGGTGTTGCTGGTACTGTTCTTTCCCTAAAGATTAAGTCGCAAGAAGATTACGCTAATGCATATTCATCTGCTACAGAGTGGTATTACGCTTCAAGACAAGCTGGAAGTTGGGCAAACAAACTGAAAGTTTGTGCTATTGACTCAGCTGCTGACCAAAGAGTTTCTATTGGTACTTTTGGTCTATCTGTTGGAATGGGACTCACTTGTGGATTCTCAACCAATTATGCTGATCCATTCGACGGAACGGTAAAAACATTTAGTGGTTATACAAAAGGTATCATCACTAAGGTTAATAACGGATCTGTTGATGTTAAGATGCTCAGCAGAACCGATAATGCTACTGGAATAACCAGTGCAATCGATTATGCAGACTCTGGACTTAATAGAATATTTGCTCAGGTAGAACTAGAAACTAGTACTTATTGGCAAGCGTTTAATAGTGTTGGTGCTGCAACTTCTCTTGAGAAGTTCAGAATTGAAAATGACGCTTCCGTAGGACTTGGTACAACTGTCATTACCACCAGCAATCCTGATATTCAAACTAGAATTAAGGAAAAGACCGTAAGTTTCCCAGGAGACCTAATTAGATCCCTGAACGGAACTTATTCTGCAAGAGTTGTTGGATTCACAACTGGTGGAATTATTGTTGACACTGCAGCACCAGTTGCACTCGCAGCAACAACTTTAGTCGTTACTTACACTAGAGATGCCAGCGATTCTACTGATGACAACGGAGAAGGTTTACTTCCAACCGCATCAGCAAACCCAGTAAATGACTGGTATGATCAACAAACTTTAGGATTAGATAATTCTACAGTTTATTGGAAGAACATTGCTCCTAGACCAGGTACTTCACAGTATGCTGATGCTAGAAGTGGTAAAAACGATGAGATGCACGTTGTCGTTGTTGATGACAATGGATCTGTAAGTGGTATTTCTGGAAACATTCTTGAGAAGTTCACTAACCTTTCTAAGGCTACTGATGCAAGAATTACTCCAAGTGAGAATATCTACTATAAGAACTACATTGAGAACAATTCAAATTATCTCTTCGCAGGTGCAGTAGATTCTCTCGCATCACCAGAATTCACATCTCTAGCTGGATATGTCCTCGCTAGTGGTGCGGATATCACATGGGGTCAAGAAGCGAGTGGAACCACCTTCGGTCTTCTTGGAAATAAGACATACACCCTTGATAATGGTGCAGATTATGGTGCAACTAATGGATTTGAACCAACACTTGCAAACGTAATTTCTAGTTATACAATTCTAGAAAATCCTGCAGAATATGACGTAAACTTCTTGATTCAAGGACCAAGTGGTGGTGATACTCTGTTTGAATCGCAAGCAAAAGCAAACAAACTAATTGCAATTGCAGAAGGTAGAAAGGATTGTGTTGCAGTCATCTCTCCACATAGAGCGGGAGTTGTTAACGTAACAAACCCAACAACCCAAACAGATAATATCATTAACTTCTTTGATTCTGTTACATCAAGTTCTTACGCTGTATTTGACAGTGGTTATAAGTACATGTTTGACAGATTTAACAATCAGTTCAGATATGTTCCATTGAATGCTGACATTGCTGGTTTGATGGCAAGAACTTCCATCAATAATTATCCATGGTTCTCTCCAGCAGGTGCTCAGAGAGGTGTTATTAACAACGCAATCAAACTTGCATATAACCCAACTCAGGGACAAAGAGATCTTCTCTATCCTAAGAGAATTAACCCTGTCATCTTCTCACCTGGTTCTGGAATTATTCTATTCGGCGATAAGACTGGTCTTTCTTATGCATCTGCATTCGATAGAATCAACGTTCGTCGTCTCTTCCTCACCATCGAAGATACCATCCAGAGAGCAGCAAGAGATCAACTCTTTGAATTCAACGATGCGTTAACAAGATCTAATTTTGTTAACATTGTTGAACCATATCTCCGTGATGTTAAAGCAAAGAGAGGTATCACTGAGTTCCTCGTTGTTTGCGACGAGTCAAATAACACTCCAGATGTTATTGACGCAAATCAGTTTAGGGCTGACATTTTTGTTAAACCTGCGAGATCAATCAACTTCATCGGTCTCACCTTCGTTGCTAACCGAACTGGAATTAGCTTTGAAGAAGTTGTTGGAACTGTCTAATTAAACTTTTCTTATCTTATAACCCTATTCTACAGGTAACGTTCAATGGCCAATGCACCAAAATTTTCAGAAAGAACATTAGAGGATTTTAAATCAAGACTGATTGGGGGCGGCGCTCGCCCTAATCTGTTTGAATGTGATATTAACTTCCCAGACTTTGCAATTCCTGAGGGGGATAGTGAGGCAGGCGTCAATGAAATCACCAGATTCATGTGTAAGGCTGCACAACTTCCTGCATCTAATGTTGCAGAAATTCCCGTTCCTTTTAGAGGTAGAGTTCTGAAGGTCGCAGGAGATCGTACTTTCGATCCATGGACCATTACTGTTGTTAACGACGTTGATTTCAGAATCAGAACTGCTTTTGAAAAGTGGATGAATGGAATTAACAAGCATGATGATAACTCTGGTCTTATCAATCCAGTTGATTATCAAAGACAGGCTCATGTTAAGCAACTTGGTAGAGCGTCTGGAACTGATTCTATTCCAGTTCTAAAACAGTACGAATTCTACGGTGTTTTCCCAACAAACGTCAGTGAAATCGAAGTCTCTTATGATTCTTCAGATATCATTGAAGAGTTTACCGTAACTTTACAAGTTCAGTGGTGGGATGCACAGAATTCTAATGGCGATACTCAAATCGCAACGGAAGAACCCGCAGCTACCTAATTGATATCACATAAATAATAGAACGAAGAGTTCTATTTGAGAATTAATGCCTAAATTATTTGGTTTTAAATTCAAGGAAGACGACGGATCTAAAAAGTCCGTCGTCTCTCCTGTGCCGGAGAATCAAGAAGATTCTTCGGATTATTATGTTTCTAGCGGTTTTTATGGACAGTACGTTGATATTGAAGGTGTATACAAGTCTGAGTTTGACTTAATCAAAAGATATCGAGAAATGGCATTACATCCTGAGGTGGATGGAGCCATTGAAGATGTAATAAACGAAGCGATCGTTTCCGATCAGAATGATTCTCCTGTTGAGATTGATTTAGAGAATGTTCCTGCATCAGATAAGTTAAAAGAACTTATTAGAGAAGAATTTAAGAATATCAAATCTCTATTACACTTTGATGATAGGTGTCATGAGATTTTAAGAAACTGGTATGTTGATGGACGTATTTACTACCATAAAGTAATTGATTTCAAAAAACCAGAAGACGGTATTAAAGAATTAAGATACATAGATCCACAAAAAATTCGTCATATCAGAAGAATTAAAAAAGATAAAAATAATCCACTTGGTCCAGCAATTGCAACTGTAAAAGGTGCTGGTGAAGTTTCTGCTCCGCAAATCGAAGAATATTACGAATACGATCCTAATGGACGTATGGGTAAACAAGCAGGATCATTCAAAACTGGTGCTGGTGCAGTAACTAGGATCTCAAAAGATGCAATCACCTATGTTCACTCTGGTCTGGTAGATAGAAATAAGAATACAGTTCTTTCATATCTCCACAAAGCAATTAAGGCACTCAATCAACTTAGAATGATTGAAGACTCTTTAGTTATCTACAGACTATCAAGAGCACCAGAACGTAGAATTTTCTATATTGATGTTGGTAATCTACCAAAGATCAAAGCAGAACAATATCTGCGTGAAGTCATGAACCGTTATCGTAATAAGTTGGTTTATGATGCGAACACTGGAGAAGTTCGTGATGACCGCAAAATGATGAGTATGCTAGAAGATTTCTGGCTCCCTCGTCGCGAAGGTGGTCGTGGAACTGAGATTACTACCTTACCTGGTGGACAAAATCTTGGCGAACTTGCAGATATTGAGTACTTCCAAAAGAAACTATACAGAGCACTAGGTGTTCCTGAGTCTAGACTTGCATCTGGAACTGGATTTAATCTTGGTCGTTCTTCCGAAATTCTAAGAGACGAAATTAAGTTCACAAAATTTGTCGGAAGAATGAGAAAGAGATTCTCACAAATTTTCCATGATATGTTGAGAACTCAATTACTCCTCAAGAACATTGTTTCTATGGAAGATTGGGATGCATTATCAGAACATATTCAATATGATTACGTTTATGATAATCATTTCTCCGAACTAAAAGAGAATGAGTTAATGAATGAAAGAGTTCAAACTGCAACTGCACTTGAACCTTATATTGGTAGATATTATTCTGCAGATTATGTAAGAAGACATGTATTCAAACAGACTGATCAAGAGATCATAGAAATTGATAAGCAGATAAAAAAAGAAATCAAAGACGGAATTATTCCAGACCCAAGTCAACCAGTAGATCCAAATACGGGACTACCTTTAGACACTACTAATCTAGGTGCTGGTGGTAATCCACAAGATCCAGAGGTTGACGGATCTGCCACAGAACTACCAGATGGTGGCGAGATATAAATAATTTGAGTTACTTATTATTTTAAGAACATGGATGACGTAGTTGATATGATTGCTAAGGGTGCTTCAGCATCCGAAGTTAGTGATCGTTTGAAAGACATTTTGATGCAGAAATCCGCTGCAAACATTGACGAAGTGAGACCACAAGTCGCTGCTTCAATGTTCGGTGCAACTCAAGCGGAAGTTGAGGCTGATGCCGAAGAAGAGGAAAAACCAGAAGCTTCTGCAGAAACAGAGACCGAAGAAGAACCAACTCCAGAAGAGGAAACTGACTAATGTCATATATCCGCCACGACGAAAGCAATACTCAGGACTCAACTCAACCAGGAGTTACTACTGTTTCTTATCTTGGCGGTACGACTGGTTGGTCAACAGTGACATATCAAAATTTTAATTCTGATTATATTGCATACACTTACAACAGTAATGCTGGGGTGGGAACTAGAACTCCTGCTTCATATCAACGTCACGATGAAAACAATCAGGCAGTTGGTGTGGGTACTTATCAAAGACATGATTCTAGTAATAACCCCATAACTAGTCCATAGTCATAAATAAAATATAAGACTCTACCAATAGTGAAATGAAACTAATCAGGGAAGAAATAGAGAGTGTAGACGTTATCGTCGAATCGAAGGGTGGAAAAAAATCCCTTTACATCGAAGGTGTATTTCTACAAGGCGGAATCAAGAACCGTAATGGTCGCATGTATCCCGTCGAAACTCTAGCAAAAGAAGTGCATCGTTATAACGAGAACTTCACTGGAAAAGGTCGCGCATTAGGAGAACTCGGTCACCCCGATGGACCTACCGTAAACCTTGATCGTGTTTCTCACAAGATCACGATGCTTGAGCAAAGAGGTGATAACTTCTACGGAAAGGCAAAAATCCTTTCTACTCCCATGGGTAAAATTGCATCCTCACTTTTAGGTGAAGGTGTAAAACTAGGAGTCTCTTCCCGTGGTATTGGTTCACTAAAAGAAGACACTGATGGCATCAAAGTTGTTGGTGAAGACTTCATGTTGGCAACTGCTGCTGACATCGTAGCAGATCCTTCTGCACCTGATGCTTTTGTTGATGGAATTATGGAAGGAAAAGAGTGGGTATGGGAAGGTAGCATCCTTCGCGAAAAGAAAGCGGAAATAACTAAGACCCGTATAAATACCCTCGTAGACCAAGGAAGACTTGACGAACAGAAGTTAAATCTGTTCAATGACTTCCTGTCGTCACTATAAGTTGCTTTAACTTATAAATAAATACAGATTATACAAGGTAATCGGAGAGTACAAATGTCCAGTGGTAACGATTTACAAGAAATGGAAGTAGGCACAACTCAATCCAAAACCGCTGTTAATGCTAAGGCGGCTCCCGCCGACGCACCTGAAACCAGTGCAACTCCTGTTGCGACCCCTGGACAGGCAGCATCTTACGAGGATCTGGGTGGACCAACTCCAGAAAACAGCAAGCCAGATGATAACAGCAATGCGCTGAAGACACCTGGTGCTACGCTGAAGCAGGTCAAAGATGTAGTAAACAAGGGTGCAGCCCCTGCTGATGCAGCAGGTAGTTCTGCAACTCCAGTTTCTACCCCAGGTCAAGGCGGTAAAATGGAAGAGGTTGAAGCCGAAGGCGAAGTCGTCGCTGAAGAAGAGACTGCTGAAGAAGCAGTTGTTTCTGAAGAGGAGACAACCGAAACCACCGATGAGACAGAAGTCGTAGCTGAGTCCGAGGAAACCACCGAAGAAGAAATTCTTACTGGTGAAGAACTCGATTCCGCAATTGAAGAAGATGTTAACGCACTTCTTTCTGGCGACGAGTCACTTTCCGAGGAGTTCAGAGAAAAGGCAAAACTAGTTTTTGAAGCTGCTCTGGGCGCCAAAGCCAAGGAAATCTCTGCAGAACTCGAAGAGCAGTATGCTACTGCACTTTCTGAGGAAGTTGCTGAAATCAAAATAGAACTAACCGAACGTGTAGATTCATACCTTGAGTATGTTTCTGCTGAGTGGTTAGAAGAAAATGCTCTATCTATTGAAAATGGTCTCAAGTCTGAGATCACTGAATCCTTCATCACTGGTATGAAGGGTCTCTTTGAAGAACATTATGTATCAATGCCTGAAGAAAAATATGATGTACTAGAGAGCATGGTACAGAAATTAGATGAAATGGAGACAAAACTCAACGAACAGATTGAGAAGAATATCTATCTCAATAAGCAGCTTGGTGAATCCACAGCTGAATCTGTTTTCAACAGAGTTTGCGAAGGTCTTGCTGTTTCCCAAAAGGATAAGCTTGGATCCCTCGTAGAGAATGTTGAGTTTGAGAGTGAAAATGACTATTACCAGAAGCTGGTAACTCTTAGGGAGTCATACTTCCCAAGAAACGCTGGTACTCCAGCAAACGAAACGGAAGAAACACTAACCGAGGAAGCGGCACCAATGGAAGAAGTATCTTCTACCATGGACGCTTATGTTCGCGCTCTTTCCACCGTTGCTAAAAAGTGAGTTTTAGATAATACTCAAACCGCACCTAACAACATCTTACGAGGTATAGAAAAGTAAAATGGACGGACAAAACCTACAACAATTACAGGAGAAGTGGGCTCCTATCCTGAACCACGAAAGTTTCAGCGATATTTCCGATTCCCACAAGAGAGGAGTTGTTGCACAGCTCCTAGAGAACCAAGAGAAAGAGTCCCAGGAGACTGCTTCCTTCCTTGGAGAAGCTGCACCAACCAACTCAGGTCATGCACCTGCAGGCGCTAACGTTGCTGGCTTCGACCCCGTTCTGATCTCCTTGATCAGACGCTCCATGCCTAACCTGATCGCATACGATATCTGCGGCGTTCAGCCAATGAGTGGTCCTACTGGACTTATCTTCGCAATGCGCTCCCGTCAGGACAGCCAGACTGGAACCGAGACCTTCTTCGATGAAGTCGATTCCGCATTCTCTGGTCAGAACAGTGCAGATTCCCTCACTGGTGGCTTCTCTGATGCCGCTGCTGGTATGGGTACTGATGCACAAGCAGGTACTAACCCAAGTGCGCTGAACCCAGTCGGTTCCGCAAACTCCCTCGGTTACACCGTTGGTCAGGGTATGTCCACTGGTGAGTCTGAAGCTCTCGGAGACGGTGCTTCTAACCACTTCAACCAGATGGCATTCTCGATCGAGAAAGTCACTGTAACCGCTAAGTCCAGAGCACTCAAAGCTGAGTACTCCTT